TAGGATACATTCTTCCGTTCCTATTCTTTATGCCACCTTGCATAAAGATACCTTCTATGAAGTGTTGTTTCTTTCCATCACTTCCTTCTTGAATACTGACTCCTACAGTATCAAAGTTAGTTTCTGATATTAACTTCATCTCTTACCCCGTGAATGCTACTGGTGTGAATTTACCAGCACTTGCATATATTTTATCTGATGGTGCTTTCTGTACATAATGTACTCCAGCATCAAATGTTGTGTTTCCTACTGCAGCGTTAGCAGATGTAACAACTGTTACTGTGACTGCTGCTGTGTGGTAGACTTTGACTAAGGAAGCATCTACTGCACTGTTAGCTGCTGCTAAACCTGTTGGAGCAGTAAATTCTGCACCCATTAATTTTACTATTCTATCACTCATTGTTGAGTACCTCTGATGCTACCTCTACAGCAAACTCTACTGCTGCATCAGGATTCTCTTCTAACATTTGATCAAACTCTGCTAGGTTATCTTCTGTAAGATTTTCTCTTACAAAGTCTAATGCTTCCTCATAAATCTGAGCATCTTCACCTTCTGGTTCTCCAGCGCCTGTAGGTAATTTATAATGACCTGCTCCAGCGTTATGATGTGTCTCATCTGATTTAACATTAGTTGCTTTGAAAACCGCATCTTGCTCTTCTTGTGATTTGAATGCAGGATGGTTCTGTACTTGAATTGTATCTAAGTGTTTACCTATAAAGTTTTTCTCTGCTTCTGATTTTGGATGTACATAATCAGAAACTGTTCCAGCTTGTAGTTCTGGATCAGGTATTAAGTCAATCTTTTTTAGTTCAACTATTTGTCTAAGTGTTTTCATCTGTTTCTTCCTCTTCTACAGATTCCTCTTCTTCTACTTCAGTATCTTCCAACTCGTCAACATCAGGCTCATCTACTAGCTCCTGATCTGCTGCGTACTCCTCTCCATCTTCTTCCACTTCTGGATCTGGGAGATCGAGTTCTGGTTGGACTTCTACCTGTTCTGCGTCTGAAGGTTCTTCTGCGCCAAACATTTCTCTGCTGATACTGTCCTTTACTCCCTGGACATGATCAGCAACTTTATCTACTAGTGTGTCGTTTAAAACTTCACCAGCTTTATTAGGTTTATCGTCTACTACCAAGTCAACTATTTCTCTTGCATTATCTGACATAATATTCTCCTACTCTTATTTATATATCTTTCTATTGCTCAGGCGGAGCTTCTGGGAATCCTGTCTCTTGTTCCGGTGGTTCTTGACCCATTTCCGGCTCTTGATCAGGCATTTGATCCATATTTTCTTGTTCCGCTTCAGCATCAGCCATCATTTCTGCGTGCATATCTTCTATCTCTTTATCTGTTTGTTTCAATAGATTCTTCTTAACATAGTTAAGTGAGAAGTATTTTCCTAAGTAAGGATCAACGTCATTGATAGCTGAAATTTGTTCTCTAAATATTTCTAATTCTTTTAACTCTGAGAAATGACTGTCTGTAACATAGTCGAATCTCATCTCTCTTCTTAGCATAGGCCAGTCATCAGGAGTAATGATACCTTTAAGTATCAATTGTTTCTCTAATGCTACTTCAAATAATCTACTAAACTTTAATCTAATTCTAGCAATAAACTTTTGGAATTTGATTTCGTCTCTTGATATCTCTGAAGCTCTACCTATTGCAAAACCTGTTTCAGGTTCAAGCCTAGACACTGGGACATTGAGTGCTCTATATAACTTTTTCTGGAAATATAGAACGTCGTCCATTTCACCAAGATTCTGACCAGCTGGTAAAGTGGTAATCTCAGTACCCTTTCCACCTTCTCTTCTTGGTAGCCAATAGTCTTCCAACATGGTCATAAACTTTCTATCATCTCTAAGTTCACCAGTTGTGGCATCATAGACCAACCTATTTTTATGCTTGGCCATCATGTCTCTAAGATATTGTTCTGCTTTTAGCTTAGGAAGATTACCAACATCAATATAGAATATTCTTCTCTCTGGAGCTCTTGATATTCTATAAATGACAGTTGCATCTTCTAAGACTCTTAATTGGTTTAATGGTTTTATGGCTTTATGTAAGTGTGACAATACAAGTTTATTATCTTCACTCATCAGGCCTGATGTACAATGTAAGATACTATCCTTAGCTATCTTTAAGCCTTGAGTAGTTCCTTGAGCGGGATTGGTATAACCAGGTCCGCCTTTAAAACCTTTATCGTTGTACATGTAATATTCTTGTTTTGTCTTAGATAACAATACAGTATTAGGTCCGGTTCCGCTTTTCTTTTTCGATACCTGTCTTACTTTTCTGATCTTTCTTGGATCTATGTATCTAAGTTCTTGAATTCCTTTTTGTACGTCTTTCTCGTCTATGATGACGTGGTAGTACAATCTACCATCAATGTACCAATGTCTGAAAATTTCATATGCTTGACGTTCGAAATCTAGTATATCTTTTACATTAAGGAATTCCTCATGTATCTTATCTTTAATGTTATCGGGTACGTCAACTTGATCTAAGTTAATTTCGGCTGTGTGGCTATCCGGATCATATACTATTGATTCATTTACTATATCATCAATAGCATTCTCACATTCCGGCTGCATAGCCATCTTTCTATATCTGGTAACAAGCTCACCTTCGGTCTTCGAAGTGTGTTCGAGATCCATGTATTGGCCATATACGCCACCCTCAGCTACAACAACTGCGCCGTCGTCTTCTGATTTGGGTACGAATGAGCCTAAGTCTTGATCTGTAGACTTTCTTTTGATTTCGAATCCGAATAGTTCTGCCATGTATTACCTCATAATATATTTATAGGGGATATAGTATCCCCTACAAATGAGATAAAGGCAACAGTTAAGTTGCCATTATCTTTAGTTTCCGCCAGCGTTTCCTGTAGAACCACCAGTAACTTCCCACCAATCGTATTGGAAAGTCACATTGAATTCTTGTAAGACGTCCGTTGCATCCCAAGCAACATCCATTTCTGTTATGTTAACTGGGAAGATTCCGTTGAATGTATATTCACGAATCGGTACTCCGGTCTTACTAAATTGTATGACTTGTGCACTTGATTTGTAAGATAGGTCACTAGCTGATCCAAAACCTCTAATGTTGCCAAGATGTGAGTTGATTGTATTCATCCACTCTTCCATAGCATTTCTAATTAAGAAGTCTTCGTCGTTTATGACCGTTACGTTCCATTCAGCAAATGTTCTATCTCCTGCAATCTTTACCTTTCTACCAAAGTATGGTACTTCAATAAAACCTAAAGTTGAAGCTGGGACCTGTGAAGCTCTCACTAAGAAAGGAGTCTTCAGATCACCTGCTGCGTTTGCAGGGTTAGTGATATTGACTTGGAATAGAGTTGGTCTAGCACCACCAAGGGCTAACTGGGACCTAATTTCGTTAATGTTAAAAGCCATTATTCTCTCCTATTCCTATTTATTAAAACTGTCCAACTACTTCTGAGAACTCAACTCCACTTCTTACAGCAACAAAGTTTAACTGTATAAAGTTAATTGATCTAGAAGGTTTGACATATATGTCTCCAACAAATTCATTTCTATCTATGACTTCGCCTGTGTTATTTGTTTCGTCACAAACAACTCTGAAGTCAACAATACCACGTCTTCCTTGTACATCTCTTAAGAATGGCTCAACAAGGTTCTTAAATTGACCTTGTGTAAATGAGTCATTGAATTCGAATAATGAGAATTTAGCAGCTGTTGAAATTGCTTTCTCTAATACAATGAAGAGTCTTCTAACGTTGATTCTATCAAATGCAGATGGTTTACCTAATAGTGTTTTATCACCAAACAAGATTGTACCTTGTCCTGGGAATGTAACTACTGGGTTAATGTCTGATTGATATAACAAGTCTCTTTCTGCTTTATTTGGATTAAAAGCTAGTTTAACAATGTTCTTAATTCCACCTCTGTTATATCCAGCTGGTGAGAACCAAGCATCTCTTAGTTCGTCTGAACGAACTGCTAAACCTGCCATGTCTCCATTCAATGGAATGTATCTGTATACATCATTGTACTTATCGTACATATATTTGTATCCTGAATCTAGGAATACATAACTTGAATTTGTGATTCCGTTTCTAAATGCTTTTACAGCTGTGACTTCATCACCGTCGTTATCAACAACGTCTGCTTTATCTGGTGAGATAAATCCAACAACGTCTTTTCTGCTTTCGCATATATTGTCTCTAATATATTTTGCAAGACCGTCTTTGTTGGTTCCACCAATTGCCTTACCTTGTAAGACTAAGCTGATGTCTACATCTTCTGCTGATGCAAATAAGTCATAACCTGATGCAATGTCTCCTAATGAGACTGATCCTTCTGCTAAACCATCAACACCTAACTTCAATGAGTCGTATGTTGCATTGTTAGATGCAAAAGCTGTAGAACTTGCTGCTGTTGTATTAGCTGCTAAGTTAAATGCTGCTTTCGCATAGATCCAATCTGATGATCTTTCAATAACATTGATCCACCAGTTGCTTTCGCCGGATTCTGTTTTTGCGTCTGTTGCTCTTGATACGCCTTCATAGACTTCAAGAACCTGACCTTTTGTACCTGTGATGTCACCATCTTGGTCTGCTACGACAACGTGGATCTCATCACCTACGCCACCTTTTCCTTCAACGTATGCTGAAGTACCTGGGGCAGCTCTTACTAGGTCAAAGTATTTCCAGTTTCTTGTGAATGTTGTATTCGCAGAACCTGTTAGATCGGTTGCACCTGTGTACTTGTCTTTAAATGTGAATGTAGAACTGTTTGCAGCAGTAACTTCTAAGTTGTGTGTTCCAACACTTGAGTTACCAAAAGTAATAATATCACCTACTTGTACAATATCTTCACCAGAACTACCTGATGCTACTGTAAAGTCTGTTGATGTGTTTGCAATGTTATTACCTGATCCAATCTGGAGTGTTCCAGATCCTGATGATACTGAGTAATCGTTTGCACTTTTACAAACAGATACTTGCAAGCTGTTTCCTAATGCACCAGGATATCTGGCAACAAAATGATCAGTTGTTTGTAATGTTACATTCGCTATCTTATCTTCGTTCTCTACTACCACCGCAGCTGAACTACCATTAGAAACAGCGTTCTTTGAAGTACTGTCTATAACTCTTGATACAAATAGTTTATTACCATATGCTAAAAAACTAGCAGCGGTAAAGAATGTTTCGGGGTTATGATCCCCGTCGGGTTTCTGGAATCGAGATACCAGACTCTCCTCGCTGTCAATTAAGACACGAGTTTTTGCCGGTCCCCATTTGAAAACCCCTGCTAATGCGCCTTCTGTAGTCGAAACTGCTGGTACAACTGTACTTAAATCAACTTCGGATACATTTACGCCTGGACTAACCTGAAATGGCATTTCAATTCTCCTTTAATTTACGGTAGATTATATAAGCTCTGTTTTATTTATATAATTCAATATTAGAAGGTCTGGTCTCTATCATAGTCATAGTCCCATGATTTCACCAGTTCTCCTCCTTTGAATTCGTCATCTTCTTGGTATCCACTCTGTCCATCTTCAATGAATCCAAATGGTACCAGCTCATCCTCTAACGCTTGTTCGTTTAACTTGTATAAATTCTTTCTTATATCTATGTCAGTCAGTTCTTTGAAGTAGTCTTGTTGACTTAACCAAGCAAAGAAAACTAAGCACATTGCTAAGTCATCATTCCTTCCATCTTCAGCTTCATAACTTGTACCTCTTTTATTAGCTACAAATGTAGTAAGTTCTGATAATATTTCAAAATCATTTATAATTAGTCTATCATTTTCTATGATAGTCTTTAACATAGCACAACCTATACGCTTCAATGCAGGTGTGGTTCTAATACCCATTTGTCTATCTCCACTACCAAAGCCACTGCCAACTAATTGTCCTGCACGGCCTTTCCATTGTGCTCTCATAATGTTTTCATATTCTAAATCGTGATGTAGGATATCAACTACTTGTTGTCCTATATCATTAATCTCTGCTAACACATGGGCTTGATTATATGCCATGGCTGCATTGTATATTGCTTTCGGATATAATACCGGAGCAATAGTATTGTTTCTATATGTTGCAACTACTTTATAAGGTAGTTCAGTTACATCTATAACTAAGAATGCACTGTAGTCATTACCTACACCTCTACTGGTATCTGCTGTAATGATATAAATGTGTTCTGGTTTTGGTTCTTCAAATACTTTAAGACTTTCATTTTCTTGTAATGGATTCTCAAAAACCATATTTCTTAACTTATGTGGATCAATTAATGTACTTGCTGATCCAAGAAACTCACATTCGAACTCAACTGCAAATTGTTTCTCTGATGTGTTTCTTATTGTTTGTTCTTTCCATTCTTCATCTCTTCCTGGAACATCCCACCAGTTAACACTTACTGTAGCATAATCATTATATCCTTTCTCTGCATCATGCCATAGTTTATAAAACATATTCATACCATTAGGTGTAGA